CTGAAAAAAAACGCCGATGGGTTGTTGTTCCGGTGCTGGCATTTAAGAGATTGCTCGTGGTTTGATGATGAAGCGGGACAGGTCGGTGGTTTTGTTCGTCAATGGAAACCAACTTATCAGGATATGATTAAATATTTTGGCAAGGACAATGTTCATAAAGACATAGCCCAAGCAGAAGGCAAAGACCTGATGAAGCTTGGCGATGTCAAACACATGGTCATCCCATCAAATATGTGTGGTGATGAGGAACTTGAAAAATCTCATCCCTTTGTTTCTATCTTCATCGATACAAAAAATGACACGATAATGGAATCAAAAGGCGTGAACCAGAATATGTATGTGGTTCCGCGATTCAAAACCATCCCTGGCTCACCCTTTGCTTATTCACCCGCCACTGTTATTGGTCTGCCAGATGCAAGATCCATTCAGCAGATGCAGTACACCTTACTTGAAGCGGGTGAGCGGTATACGCGACCACCATTACTTGCCAGATCAAAAGTTATTCGCTCCGATGTTGACTTGTCTGCTGATGGTATTACGTGGGTTGATGATGAGCACGATGAAAGATTAGGTGCGGCACTTCGTCCATTAGCTCAAGATCGCGGTGGATTCCCGATTGGTTTAGAAATGAAACAGGCTCAGGCCGATACATTGAAGGCTGCGTTTTATGCCAATAGACTTTCATTGCCTGATGTTGATCATGAGATGACAGCCTATGAAGTATCTGTTCGCATGAAACAATATCGCAGAGAGAACCTGCCTTTGTTTGCGCCTATTGAATCAGAATACAATGGTCAAATTTGTGAACTTGCTTTTGATATTGCAATGAGTGCTGGCTTTCTTGGTTCACCACAAGACATACCTGAATCACTGCTTGATAAAGATGTCGTGTTTAAGTTTGAGTCTCCATTAAGCGAATCACAAGAAGAGAAGAAAGTTTCTCAGTTTGAACAGGTGGCTTCGATGGTTGAACGTGCTATGGCACTCGATCCATCTGCTGGTGCTAACTTCAATATTGATGAAGCTCTACGTGATGCTATGTCTGCAACTGGCGCCCCTGAGAAATGGAAAAACTTTATAGAAGATGTTCTTAAAAGACGTGAAGAAGATAAAATGGTTGCTGCTGCTCAAAGTGTTCAGGATTCTGGGTTGCTTGAGCAGGCTATGGCAAATCAATAAAATAATGACGGTTATTTATCATGAGCAAAAAAGACGCAGAGTGTTTCAGTAGCAGAAAACCAACTGATAAAGAAATATATGCAATAAAGGCATTGGCAAAAGGCGAAGCTACTGAATACGAACAAAAACTTGCGCTGAGTTTAATAGTTAATGTCTTTTCAAGAACGCATGATTTGTGTTATATCCCTGACTCACGAGATCAATCAACATTTGTTTCTGGTCGTGCTTTTGTGGGTCAGAAAATTTTGAAGTTAATAAATATCCCTATCGGGAAACTAATAAAAGAGGAAGACTCGAATGAAACACCTGACTAAAAGACGGATTGGATTTAGTGGTTTTAGAACGCTTCACATGATTGATGATCCAGACGGCGGCGGTGGCGGTGGTAGCAGTAATCCTGCTCCCGCTGATCCTGCCCCATCAGATCCTGCGCCTTCTGACCCACCTCCTGCTGATCCGTCAGATCCGGCACCTGGCGCAAACTACTTCGGCACAATGCCTGAAGATTGGCGTACCCAAGCCGTCAAAGGCATGGGTCTTGAAGAAGGCTCTGATGAATACACCAAAGCATTGAAGCAGTTTGATCGTGTTTCTGATATGAGTGTATTGGCTAAGAATTACATATCAGCTCAAGATAAAATTCGCGCCGGTGAAATCAGTAACGGTCTGCCTGAAAATCCAAGCGATGAACAAATGGCTGATTATCGTGAAGCTAATGGCATTCCTGCTACTCCTAAAGACTATCAATTGAAGCTGGATGATGGCCTTGTTCTTGGTGAGGCTGATGAGGGTATCATGGGTGGTATTTATGAAATTGCTCATGCTGCTAATGTACCGGCAGAAGCTGTTAGCGCCATGACTAATGCTATGTTGAAAGGCCGTCAAGCCGCTGAACAAGAACGCATCAGTCAAGACGGTGTTGATACACAAACAACCGAAAAGATATTGCAAGATACGTGGGGCGGTGATTATAAAGTTAACGTTAACATGGTGGCAGGTCTTCTTAATACGCTTCCAGAAACTATCAAGGAAGGCTTTCAGAATATGCGTCTCCCAGATGGAAAGGCTGCGTTCAATAGCCCTGAAATCATGGTGGCAATGGCTGACTGGGCCAGAAAGATTAATCCAGCGGCGACTGTTGTACCTAATTCAGCTAACCCGGTGCAGACGATAGATGCAGAACTTGCTACATTGAAAGCTAAGATGGGAACTCCTGAATGGAGTAAAGACAAAGCTGGCCAGGCTCGTTATATGGCCTTGATTGATGCTAAATCAAATATGGCTAAATCGTAATTAAAACCGAAATAAGGAATAATGAAATGAAAGAATATAATTTAAAAGCAAATGTAATGGCGGCAAAGATCATTGATATCGAAGGTTTGGAAATGGAGGTTGAAGCCAGTGATGGTATTGTTACGCATATTTCGGTAACCCATCAATGGATATCGATGAATGAACCAAAGCCAGGTGATTACTATTTGTCTAATGCTGGCGGCGCTAGTGGTAGCTGCATGAAACCTAACGACTTTAAATCGATGTATACTGAAGTCACTCATGATGATGTTGTTTTATCTGCTGATGATCTTATAGAAATGCCTGTTGATGCAAATCAACTAAGTGGATCAGAAGCAGTATTTGGTTTCTGTGGCTGGCTAACAACGAGAGAAGAGCCAACTATCATGAGTAGTCATGATGACGCTGGTGTTGTTGCTGATCTTGCAGGGCAGTTCTGTGATAAAAACAATCTTGATGATCCTCGTGATGAGTGGGAAGAAAATCTTTCTCATCCTATTGATCAAGTTAATCCTTCCGATGATGTTGCCGCTGAAAACACAGATCAGGTTGACGTTACTGAAGCAGAAGCTGATGATGGTACTGATGAATCAACCACAGAAGACAACGGTATCGTTGATAGCGAATAATAATAAACTCAGTAACCTGAGCCAAGGCCGTGTGATTTGGTACATCACGCATTAAACCCATCCAAGTGATGGGTTTTTTATTGCCAGTAATTCATTAATCAGGTATAACTAAACTGTCAATTAAGTTAAACAATAACCAAAGGAGAAAACGCAATGTATAAATTCTTACTTGCGCTTTGTATGATGTTCTTGTTTGCGGTTCCAGCACAAGCTGAACCGGCATCAATGACTTCTGTTTACACACAGAAAACATACGATATTACTAAATGCCAAGACTGTCATCTGGATGATCAAGTGCTTCATGCATCGATTAATACCAATACATCACGATGGCAAAGCTCATCAAAACCGACGATGATCCATACTAAATCTAAACGTGATTATGATATGAAATCAACAGCAACTGCCAAACCAAATAACGATGGGATCTCAGGTGGTGATCCTATTGGCATTGGTATCATACGATTGTAATCATACATAATTCAAAAAAGCCTCGTCCTATTGCGGGGCTTTTTTTATTGACATCTATTTAATCTGATGATTATAATCATCCCATAAACCGAATTAAGACCCCCGATGAAGGCGCAGCGGCCCCTCTAAGGCTAACCCGCAATCACACCATCAGAAGGCTAACTCGAAAGACGGTAAGTGAAACATTTTATACTTAACCTAAATTGAGGACATTCTGATGTCAGATTCTGCATTTCAGACAATGTACCGCGATGAGTTTATTGCAGGCTTCGAGAAACGTGAATCTCTTGCACGTCGTACTGTTACGACTGAGACTGAGATTAATGGCAATACTGCCACGTTTCTTGTTGCCGACTCTGGTGGTGCAACAGCTGTTACCCGTGGCTTAAACGGTGATATTCCTACACGCCCTGATAACTTAAATCAATATTCTGCAACTCTCAAAGAGTGGCACGATGTTCCTGAGCGCACAAACTTCAACTTATTCGCCTCTCAGGGTGATGGTCGTCGTATTATGCAAGAAACATCAATGGGTGTTATTAATCGAAAGATTGATACAGATATCCATTCAGCATTAAGTGCTGCAACCGTAACCAAGACTATGACGCAAACTACTAAGGTAGCTTTTTTGTCTGATCTTATTGGCTTGATTGTTACTCTTGCAAATGCAAACGCCACAGACGATGAGCCTTTTGCTCTTATTAGCCCAGCTTTTTACGGCAATATGATGCAAATCGATCAGTTCACATCTTCTGATTACATCAACCTCAAGCCTTTTGAAAATGTAAGTAAGTCAAAAGCGTTTAACTGGATTGGCTGTAATTGGATTGTTGATTCTGGCTTAACTGGTGTTGGCGCTACCTCTACTTGCTATATTTATAATAAAGCATCTATTGGTCACGCATGTGATAATGAGTCTATCAAAACTCACGTCGGTTACGAAGAAAAGAATGATAAGTCGTGGGCACGTTGTTCTGTGTACATGGGGTCTAAACTTCTTCAAAACAGCGGTATCGTCAAGATTTAACACGACGACACTGATCTGACTTTAACTTAATAGGGGCGCACGAGAAATGGCTTATTCAACAGATTCACCGCCAGCACTTATTACACAGCGAGTTGGCTCAGCAGGAGGTGCTATGTGGTCTTATGATAGTGCCGATGCAGATACAGTTGTGCGAGCAGCAAACTACATCACTGATGCACTAGACCTTGGCATGGTCGCTGGTGATATTGTTATGCAAACTGACTTAGCAGGTCAG